TTACGGGGTAATGCCAACCGCTGCCGCCACTTTGTCGCCACTTGGCAGCGTTGCCAGAGGATTGAAACGGAGCGCCGTTTCCAGATGATCCGGTGCCAGATGTGCGTAACGCATAGTCATTTTTATATCGTGGTGTCCGAGAATTTTTTGTAAGGCCAGAATGTTTCCACCCGACATCATGAAGTGCGCCGCAAACGTATGGCGCAGAACGTGTGTGAGTTGACCGCGAGGGAGCACGATAGACGTTTTTTCCATCACGGATAAAAATTGAAAATAGCAGTCTGTGAAGAAATTGAACCCATCAAGCGCCATGATCTCTTCGTAAAGCTCTTTACTGATAGGGATGCTTCTGTTTTTCTTCCCCTTCGTTCTGACAAAGGTAATTCGGTATTTGGTCACCTGTGAGCGAGTAAGATTTACGGCTTCACGCCAGCGTGCGCCTGTGCTTAAGCATATCTTAACTACCAGTGCCAGAATTGGGTCCTGACGTTTGCAATCAGCCAGCAATTCAACAATCTGCTCATGGGTAAGCCATGCCATCTCTTTTTCTGCGATGGTGAATTTTCGCATGTTCTCCAGTGGGTTCGGATACGACCATTCGCCCAGACGGGATAGTTCGCTAAAAACACTACTTAGATAGCTTTGCTCCAGGTTAATGGTGACCGGGCTTGCTCCTTTCTTCCATTTCTCGCTGAAGTAGATCTCGCCTGTCAGGCGTTTATCTCGATAGTGGGCAAACATTTTAGAGGTGAGATCGGTTGCAAGAGGATTGCCCAGAGCGTCAACCATCAACAGCAATTTGTCATAGACATGCTGCCCAGCTGTCAGAGATTTACCATGTAGTTTGAACCATAGTTCAACCACGTCTTTCAGTGTTCGACGATCCACTGATTCACCCAGCCAGGGCTTTGCTTCGGTTTCTTCCATCGTGTGACGCTCAAAAGCCAGAGCTTCGCCTTTGGTGGCGAATTGTTTACGCACACGACGTCCACTACGTCCGGCGGGGTAACATTCGCAAAGCCATTTTCCTGTGGTGAGTTTTCGTACTGCCATAAAAAAGCCCTCATATCAGAGGGCTAAATTTAACTGTATATACAACCAGTAATCAATGTGTGATTACTATGAAACATACATTGCTAAGCAACATGCAGTTCATCGTTGGCGGAAGTTGCTGCTTTGCGCTCTTGCTCAATCGCCAGTGACTCTCTATATTCTTTCGCTTCCGCAAACATTGTCCATTGTGCGTTGATGTTCATATCTTCAATAACAGACTTAATTTCTTTAATATTTACGTTGAAAAACTCTTTTCGTGAGTTAATTTTATTGACCTGTTTTTCGTTGAAGACTTTATGCAGATGATTTTCTAATGATGGTGCATCATCACTATAAATCATCGCATGAACATCGAACGAAAAAGGAACACTAGCATCACCGAGTTCACGAACACGATCAAGTGGTTCAAGGCGGCGTGTCATTCCAATTTTATATACATCTTCGCCAAATGAGCCAATATTACTAATTATATAAACGTGGCCTGATCTAGTTTGTTGAGCCATAGAAATAGCTCGTTGGTTTTTAGCTTCAGCTTCTTCATATTTTAACTGTAGTTCAGCTATTTTTTGCTCTAAAGCTAAGCGTTGTTCTTCATTTGCAAGCATAAGCTCTTTTGTTGCTTTATTTATAGCTTGCTGAATAGCTTTCTCTTCTTTTTCAGCTTCTTTTATCGCTTTTTCATACTCCCTACGAGCTCTTTCCTCTTCACGAAGTTGTTCTTTAATCCTTCTTTGCTCTTCTTTTTCTTCGAGCATAATTTCATTAACTGCAACTCCCCATTTTAGCTCGTTGAGTCGAGCTTGAAGATAGATGTCACTTATTTTTGCGGACCTAAAGGCAGAACCATTGTAATTTACAAGTTGAAACGCATCTTTTATCTCTTGGGAAAGTTTTCCAAAATTGTTGTGTTTGACTTTTGATAAAATACTGTCAACTCTTCCATTGAAGGCATCTAAAACAAAGTTGATAGCAGTATTACGCCTGTTTTGTTCAACATAATCACACGAAGCAGCTTTATTAGTTTTTATTAATGATTTTGTTAACTCCCTGGCTTTTTGTAATTCCTTACCTGCATCTGTAAACTCATAATTTTCTGCCAATTCATCGAGAACGCTACGGTTAGGGATGATCCATTCATCACCATAACCTTCAATTTTATTTTTCATTGATTTGGCAACTGCTTCATATTTTTCTGCAAACTCTTTAGCTTCATATGCTGAACCAGCAATCTCTTTTGCTCTTTCTTCTGCATCGGAAATAATTTTCACTGCATTGTCATTAGCATTTGAGATCAGCTCATTTGCTTTACTATTGGCATTATCAAGACGTTCTTTAGCTTTCAGGCGTGCATCGCGAGCGTCTTTAGTAATTGCTATAGCTTCGCTATTAGCGTTGCTTATTTTTATCTGAGCTTGATAATTTGCTTCGTTTACTGTCTTAGCAGCCTTTATTTGGGCTTCTTCTATTTTTTGCCTGGCTATTGAGTCTGCATTTTTTATCTTATTCTCTGCTTCCATCACTGCGCTGTGCAATTCTACGTATTGCCATAATGGCGCAGCTCGTCCTTCAAGCTCTGATAGATCTCGTACAGTCTGTGCTAATTCTTCTTGATTTTCTTTCAGTTGGTTGGAAAGGGCTATGTTGTTATCTGTCAAGGTATTTATAGCCGCTTTATGTTTTTTGCTTTGCTTAAATAATATTACAGCTAGAATGGGGGTGAGAAATGCTAATAAGAATATAACGATGGAAAATGAATTCATTTTTAAATCCTTTTACTATATTAATTTGAAACTATTGTACTTCTTATACAAGCAACTACTTCAATATCAGAAAATGCACATTCAAAGCTATTCTCTGTACTTGTAATTTTAATCATACCTTTTGGAAGCTTTGTGATTTTTCGAATGGAATAGGTTCCGTCGATGTTGATTAACCAGTGCCCATCAAGTACTTCAGAAAATTTTTGATCACAAATGTATGTGACGAGCCCATCCTGAATAACAATTGGTGATGAAAGATTTGCAGGAAGAAATGATGAATCGAAGACATATGAACCATCTTCAATCATTTTGCCTGCGGTAAGGCGAAACTTGGCAAGCTCTTCTGTAGCTGCTGTCAGCGAGCTTTGCTTAAGGCCTTGCCCGGTGGTTAACCATTTCAGTGAGGTTCCTGTTTCAAGAGCACATTGGATTATCCAGTCTGCAGGAAACGTATCCCGCAAATACCTGTTCGCCAGAGTGCTTTTTGATACTTCCAAGTGATCAGCTAAAGCCTGTCGTGTCGTAAAGCCATAAGCTTCGACTAATCGCTCAATCGCAGCCTTACCACCTTTATTGGGATTTATTTTGATCTCATTTGGGTACTTTGATGTTGACATATCTCTTTTGCGATCCTAGTATCAATTTTGTCCCCATTTGGGTACTTGTCACGATTACTACAGGCTCACCACAAGCCAATAGGAGATGTTGCATCATGACCCCTAACATTTCAATAACTCTGAATACGCCACATGTCACAATTGAGCGTTATAGCGAACTTACTGGTCTTTCTATCGACACCATCAACGATATGCTGGCTGATGGTCGCATCCCTCGCCATCGCCTTCGGAAAGACAAGAAAAGAGAAAAGGTAATGATCAACCTTGCTGCTCTTACCGTTGATGCACTTACTGATTGCAATGTTGTATTCAACTAGTTCCATTTTGGGATACATCAGGGGTGTCGACTATGTTTGATTACCAAGTTTCCAAACATCCACATTTTGACGAAGCCTGTCGTGCATTCGCACTGCGCCACAACCTGGTGCAACTGGCAGAACGTGCAGGCATGAATGTACAGATTCTGCGGAACAAGCTGAACCCAGCTCAACCTCATTTATTAACCGCACCAGAAATCTGGTTGCTTACCGATCTGACTGAAGATTCAACGCTGGTAGATGGCTTTCTGGCACAGATTCACTGCCTGCCATGTGTACCGATTAATGAGGTGGCAAAAGAGAAACTGCCGCATTATGTCATGAGTGCAACCGCAGAGATCGGGCGTGTTGCTGCAGGTGCGGTATCCGGCGATGTAAAAACCAGTGCAGGTCGTCGTGATGCTATCAGCAGCATTAACTCTGTAACACGGCTGATGGCGCTGGCCGCTGTTTCATTGCAGGCCCGTTTACAGGCTAATCCTGCGATGGCGAGTGCAGTTGATACCGTTACTGGCCTCGGTGCTTCATTCGGTTTGCTGTGAGGTGCTTATGCTGACGAAAGAACCATCATTTGCATCGCTGCTGGTAAAACAAAGCCCGGCAATGCACTACGGTCACGGCTGGATCATGGGGGAGGATGGTAAACGCTGGCATCCGTGCCGTTCACAGGATGAATTGCTGGCAGAACTATCTACGAAAAAACGGGGGAACAAATGGCTATTGAAGGCGCTGCGGCAACTGTTCCATTAAGCCCCGGTGAACGCCTGAATGGACTTAATCACATTGCGGAGTTAAGGGCGAAAGTTTTTGGCCTGAATATTGAGTCAGAGCTTGAGCGGTTTATTAAAGATATGCGTGATCCACGGGATATCAATAATGAACAAAATAAACGAGCACTGGCTGCCATATTCTTTATGGCAAAAATTCCAGCTGAACGTCATAGTATCAGCATTAATGAGCTGACTACTGACGAAAAGCGGGAGCTGATTAAAGCAATGAATCATTTTCGTGCAGTGGTGAGCTTATTTCCCAGACGGCTAACCATGCCGAATTAACCAACTAATGAAATTAATGGCGTAAACCCGCCGGGCATCCCTTTATCTAAATTCAGGAGAATTGATTATGCGTAATATTGAAACCCTCACGACTAAAACCGGACCGGATGACGCAGGGCTTAATATTTTACTGACAGAGGCTCGTCTGGAAGAACGCCGGGCAAGGGCTGAAGCAATGGCAGCTCGCCTTGATAGCCTGGCGTGTCATATCTCATCCCGTCAGCTAAACCACGTGGAAGCGGCAGAACTGCTGCGTGTGACTGCTGAAGCAATCCAGAACGAAGCGCAGGAGATCCACTAATGGCTGATGCAATGGATCTCGTACAGCAGCGCGTTGAAGAAGAACGCCAGCGCCATATCCGTGCTGCCCGTGCCAAAACGCCGGGCGTGTCCCGCGTGCTTTGCGTTGAGTGTGAAGCGCCAATTCCGCCAGCACGCCGCCGTGCCATTCCGGGTGTGCAGCTTTGCATTACATGTCAGGAAATCGCAGAGCTGAAAGGCAAACATTACAACGGAGGTGCTGTATGAGCACCATCTTGAAATGGGCGGGAAATAAAACCGCCGTAATGTCCGAACTGAAAAAACATCTTCCTGCTGGTCCGCGACTAGTTGAACCTTTCGCGGGTTCCTGTGCTGTGATGATGGAGACGGATTATCCCTGCTATCTGGTTGCGGATATTAATCCTGATTTAATCAACCTCTATAAAAAGGTTGCCGCTGATTGTGAATCGTTTATATCTCGCGCCAAAGTTTTATTTGAGATCGCAAACAGGGAGGTGGCTTATTACAACATAAGGCAGGAGTTTAATTACTCAACTGAAATTACTGATTTCATGAAAGCGGTATATTTCCTGTATCTCAATCGTCACGGTTACCGTGGGTTATGTCGCTATAACAAGAGCGGGCATTTCAACATTCCCTACGGTAATTATAAAAATCCGTATTTCCCTGAAAAAGAAATTCGCGCTTTTGCAGAAAAAGCCCAGCGAGCAACGTTTATCTGCGCCAGCTTTGATGAAACGCTGGCGATGTTGAAGGCGGGGGATGTGGTGTATTGCGATCCGCCTTATGACGGTACGTTTTCCGGCTATCACGCTGACGGCTTTACTGAAGATGACCAGTATCACCTGGCATCCGTTCTTGAACATCGGTCATCAGAAGGACATCCGGTCATTGTTTCTAACAGTGACACATCCCTGATCCGTTCGCTGTATCGCAATTTTACTCACCACTATATCAAGGTAAAACGCAGCATCGGCGTAGCAGCTGGTGAGAGTAAATCAGCAACAGAAATCATTGCTGTTTCCGGGCCGCGCTGCTGGGTGGGATTTGATTATTCGCGTGGCGTGGATAGTTCTGCCGTGTACGGAGTACGTGCATGAGCCATGCCGATATGAGCAACTGCTGCGGCTTTAACGAGGCTGCCGCATCGTTCTCATGGAACAGCCCGAAAAAGGCCATTAACCCTTATCTGGACCCGGCGGAAGTTGCGCCGGTTTCTGCGCTTTCAAACCTGATCACTCTGTACGCTGCCGATAACGAGCAGGAACAACTGCGCCGCGAGGCACTGAGTGATCAGGTCTGGGAGCGTTATTTCTTTAATGAATCCCGTGATCCTGTCCAACGCGAAATAGAGCAGGATAAGCTCATTAGCCGGGCAAAGTTGGCGCATGAGCAGCAGCGTTTTAACCCGGACATGGTCATTCTGGCAGACGTCAGCGCCCAGCCCTCCCATATCAGCAAGCCGCTGATGCAACGTATTGAATACTTCAGCAGCCTGGGCAGGCCAAAGGCTTATTCCCGCTATTTACGTGAGACGATTAAGCCATGTCTGGAACGACTGGAGCATGTACGCGACAGCCAGCTATCTGCATCTTTTCGTTTTATGGCAAGCCATGTAGGGCTGGACGGCCTGCTGATTCTGCCTGAAATGAGTCAGGATCAGGTGAAACGCCTGTCTACCCTTGTCGCTGCGCATATGAGCATGTGCCTTGATGCAGCTTGTGGTGATTTGTATGCCACCGATGACGTTAAGCCAGAAGAAATCCGCAAGACATGGGAAAAGGTGGCAGCGGAAACCCTGCGTCTGGATGTCATCCCGCCTGCGTTTGAGCAACTCCGTCGGAAAAGAAACCGCCGTAAACCCGTGCCCTATGAACTCATTCCGGGTTCGCTGGCGCGTATGTTGTGCGCCGACTGGTGGTACCGGAAATTATGGAAAATGCGTTGCGAATGGCGGGAAGAGCAGTTGCGTGCTGTCTGCCTGGTCAGCAAAAAAGCATCTCCCTATGTCAGCTATGAAGCCGTGATGCATAAACGTGAGCAGCGCCGCAAGTCACTGGAGTTTTTCCGTTCTCATGAACTGGTGAACGAAGAGGGCGACACGCTGGATATGGAAGACGTGGTAAACGCCAGCAGCAGCAACCCGGCGCACCGCCGCAATGAGATGATGGCCTGTGTTAAAGGTCTGGAGCTTATCGCGGAAATGCGCGGTGACTGCGCCGTTTTCTACACCATTACCTGTCCGTCACGTTTCCATTCCACGCTCAATAACGGCAGACCAAACCCAACCTGGACAAATGCGACGGTAAGACAAAGCAGCGATTATCTGGTCGGCATGTTTGCTGCATTTCGTAAGGCGATGCACAAAGCCGGGTTGCGCTGGTATGGCGTGCGGGTGGCTGAGCCGCATCATGACGGTACAGTTCACTGGCACCTGTTGTGTTTCATGCGCAAAAAAGACCGCCGCGCCATTACTGCATTGTTGCGTAAGTTTGCCATCCGTGAAGACCGCGAGGAACTGGGTAATAACACTGGTCCACGCTTTAAATCTGAGCTGATAAACCCGCGCAAAGGAACGCCGACAAGCTACATCGCGAAATACATCAGTAAGAACATTGACGGGCGTGGTCTGGCTGGCGAGATCAGCAAGGAAACGGGTAAATCCCTGCGTGATAACGCTGAATACGTTAATGCCTGGGCGTCTCTGCATCGTGTTCAGCAATTCCGCTTCTTTGGTATTCCGGGACGTCAGGCTTACCGTGAACTTCGCTTGCTGGCTGGTCAGGCGGCAAGGCAACAGGGTGACAAAAAAGCAGGTGCGCCGGTACTGGATAACCCGCGTCTTGATGCCATTCTGGCTGCTGCTGATGCTGGTTGTTTTGCCACCTACATCATGAAGCAGGGCGGCGTACTGGTTCCCCGCAAATATCACCTCATCAGAACCGCTTATGAAATCAACGAAGAGCCAACCGCCTATGGCGATCACGGTATTCGTATTTATGGCATCTGGTCACCCATTGCAGAGGGCAAGATCTGCACTCATGCAGTGAAGTGGAAAATGGTTCGTAAGGCCGTTGACGTTCAGGAGGCGGCAGCCGACCAGGGCGCTTGCGCCCCTTGGACTCGTGGCAATAACTGTCCCCTTGCTGAAAATTTGAACCAACATGAGAAAGATGAATCAGCAGATGGGGATACCAGAACGGACATTACCTGCATGGATGACAAGGAATTGCACGATTACCTGCACAGTATGAGCAAAAAAGAGCGCCGGGAACTGGCAGCAAGATTGCGCCTGGTTAAACCGAAACGGCGTAAAGACTACAAACAGCGAATTACAGAGTATCAGCGTCAGCAGCTCGTCTATGAACTGAAGTCCAGAGGATTTGATGGCAACGAGAAAGAGGTCGATTTGCTCCTTTGCGGTGGCAGTATTCCGTCAGGAGCAGGCCTGCGTATCTTCTATCGGAACCAGCGTTTGCAGGAAGATGATAAGTGGCGGAACCTGTATTAATCACACGGGTTAACAATTCGTGCTCTTAATAATACCAGGCATATCAGGCTGATGAACGTAAAAAAACGTTTTACATCAGTAAGATTATTATATACTGTAAATATAAACAGTGGTTATATGTACAGTATTGCGTATGGTGTTATAGGAGGAAAGATGCAGGACTATTTTTTGGAGTCTTTGAAGCTCCAGCGCATTGATTTTTTTCTTAAGCTTGTAGCGGCTAGTGAGTGTAGTGATGAAGAGAAGGGGCTAGCTCTGCAGTGGGTTTCTGAATTGACTGATGAGTTGATGGCGAAAATTCGAAGCCATGAATACAGTAGGTCGATGGATGTAATCAGTTGAGCTTGTTTCGTTAGGACTTGATAAGGGAACCGAAAAGGGGCATTAAGCCCCTTTCTCATAAGTTGATTTAGTTGTTACCCAAAGAGCCGGCCATGGCTGCATATTTAATTTCTTCGCTGGGTATTTCAGGATGTAGTTGAATTTGCCTGATGATATAGCCAGGAACTTCTTCACTCCACAGTTTCGCCGCGTCCTTACAGACCTTATACGCGAAGTCTCTATTCTCAAAGGCATAGGATTTTCCGTATGCATATTGCTGACAGGCATGAACATAAGCTCCGAAGTCGCCGTCTTTATCTGGCAAAGCACATCCAGCTAAGGCTATGATGATTGCTACTAACGTAAAGGAGAAAGTTATACGTTTCATGGTCTCTTTCTAAGCGTTTAGCATTATTTAACTAAGGGGTATCTGCCGTGATTTGGTAGTCCCTGATATATATTCTCAGGGACTATGCTGAAGTAGCTTTAATTTTGATTATTTAGAAAGGTACTTATCTCTAAGTTGATTCAGTCTGTCAGCATCGCGTTCTGAAAACTCGGCGTCACCATAGATCGATTTCCCATCTGCGTCTTCAAGGCCAATGACTGTGACGGTAAATATAGCATCAGCCGGAACTTTAAGTTTTCCCCAATCAGAGTATCTATTAGGGGCTAATTTCCAGTTGGCTTTCTCACCTGGTTCCAGACCTCCAGAAATTTTATAGTTGAAGACGTCAGAGAACCAAGGGACGCTTCTTCCTGGGCTGGCAATAACTCCTTTGAAGAATACTCTGGCAACCGCTTTGTCTGTTCCGTTTTCAACGCTAATATCCAGAATTGGCTGATCATTGCCGTAATCCTCTTTCTGGAAATAAAAACGGGAACGTTCGACCTTGAAGGCTTTCATTTTTTCCGCAGCCTGTGTTGCAGAGGTTTGTTTGGCTTCCAGTTCTTTTATTTCTTGCAGAGCCTGTTCTTTCTCTCTCTTCTCACGCTCAAGGCGAATAGTTTGTGCGTAATTTATAACCTCATCACCAGTTTTACCTTCCAACGCTGACTTAATTTTTGTTTCGTAGACGTCCCCAGAAGACGTTCCAGCCTGCATTAGCTCTCTCATGTTGATTTGGCTAAAGGCAACGACTTTAACTGCATCATCAAACTGAGCTTTTTTATCTGCAGGTAAGGACTCTCTTACTTTTTGAATGGACTCTTTCATCGACTGATCGCTTGATGCATCGATCTTCGGTTTGTCACAAGCAGTAAGCAGCAGAGCAAAAGCAATTACGCCAGTTAATTTCTTCATATCCCTATCCCAATCGTAAAAAAACAAGGCTAATCCTAACAGGATTAGCGGGCATGACAAACTCATAGCCATATAGGTGTGCTGTATAAATTAGCGGGATGAGAAAGCCTGCACAGACCCTCATGTTGAAACTTGATTTTAGCTCAAAAGAGCTGACACTAAATAACTGCGCGGAATAATGCTCCACTTTCGGTTAGCCCTTGGCCCTTGCTGGGTAAGGCGTGGGGCCGTTTTCTTCGCCTGATCCTGCTGTATCTGGCCTACAGTATGTTGTCCTTACGCGACATGCCACATGTCAGTAAACGGCAGGTGTAGCAGTATTAGACGCAGCTATTTAGTGTGTATTAAGCTGGCTCATATTTATGACTGGTTTCAAGGTTTGACCGATTTCATGTCATGCATGTCTATGCTGCATGAGTTCGCATGATCGTTTGAGGATCGGTTTGGCTAAGACATGCCAGAACTGGCGGGCTTTTGCTCATGTCATGCAGGTGCATGAAAACTACTACATAAAGCGGGCAGGCGTGGCGGGGATACGAGCGCGCGCTCATGGTTGAATTAATGAAATTATGGTGTTAAATAGGCTAGCTTTTTAAGTCGTGAATATTCAATTTTTCAACTCATTTTTTTCATAGGGAGAAGTAATTGACATGGTTATGTTAGTGGATGACTGTCCACGATGTGGATCACAAAAAATAGCGTTTGATGTTAATGGGCTGAATTGCACTAGGGTTTACAATGCATTGGGCGGGGGTAAAACATACGAGTACGAGGTCTATTGTGTTTGCCGAGAGTGTCATAAAACGACAATGTTTCTTTGCAGACCTTTAACGAAAAATAAAACTTTAGATGGCTATAATTGGGAAAGTGGAATATTCGGCTTAAAGGAAGTTGCAGAGGTTGTTAGGCCTATATCACCAGCAGACTTAGCAGTAGAGGAGCCACCAGAGTTCTTACCTGAGCATATCAATAGTGCATATGAGGAAGGGGCGAAATGTTTGGCTATAGGTTGTTATAATGCAGCAGCAACCATGTTTAGGCTTTGCCTTGATTATGCCACAAAAGGACTTCTTCCTGATGGGGAGCAAGGGCCTGCGCAAAAAATAAGGAGAAGCCTAGGGTTAAGAATGGAGTGGTTATTTGATAATCATCTACTGCCTGAAGCTTTAAGGGAACTAGCTGAATGCGTTAAAGATGACGGAAATGATGGAGCGCATGAAGGTATTTTGGATAAAGCTGCTGCTGAGGATCTTGAAGATTTTACCTATCTTTTTTTAGAACGGCTTTACACTGAACCTCAACGCCTTATCGAAGCCAAGACAAGGCGTGAACAAAGAAGAAACAAATAAGTTCGGAATTATTCTTCTGAAAGAATATAGGGCGTAAATTTAATCACTTCTTCGCCCAGCCAGTCGTTCAGCTCTTGTAGCCTTTTTTGCAAGGGCGTTAATTCATTACGTACAAATACGCGACTGGCTTTCTCCACATCCCCAAACCCCCCGACATTATTAGGCATTATCCCCATCATTTGCGGCGGCACGCGGTGTGCAGCCATCATGTCGTCACGGCTCACGTTTTTGATATTCAGAAACTCATCCTTCGCTGCGACTTCTGACAACGGGATAATCTGAAGCCCGTCCTTTTTGCCGTTAGGCGAGTACATAAACAGATTGCGGAAGTTGCCAGGGCCTTTGGCGCTTTTCATCGCGTTGCGGAGGTTGTTCACGTCCTCCTGGTTCTGCGCAGCGTCGGTCATGTACATGATGAAGCCAGCATGACTGCCGTTAATGTAATACTTTCGACGGAACAGCGTGGCAGACTCATTGAGCAGGGCGGACGGAATGGCAGAAAGATAGCCGGGCAGGCCGTAGATCTCCTGGTTAATGTCCGGTTCCATCAGATGAAAAATGCTGCCTTTCGTGAACTGATACGGCTGGGTTGTCATACCGAATTGCAGAAACCAGTAGGTATCCAGGTCTAACCCGCGTCGGGTGTATTTTGCCAGAGCAGGCTCAAGGGCGATAACTTCACCGAAGCGGTTCGTGCGTTTCTCCAGGTAGGCGTTACCAAATACCAGATAGTCCTGCACAAAACGTGAAAAAGCCTGCTGGCTGAGCAGCGGGTGGGGGATGTAGGTACTGGTCAGAATGTTGCATTTCACCGCAATTGGTGAACTGTGATGCACGGCGGCGCGGAAGGTGCGCGCCAGTCCGTCAAAGCTTACTGGCGGCTCATACCAGCGATCTGTCTGTACGCATTCCACATAGTCCAGTAGTTCGCGGCGGTCCAGAACAGGAACGGGATCACCGAAGCTGAATGCTTCGGCTGTAGTTTGACTTTTATGCTGGATCTGGTTCGTCGACGCAGCGCGGTTCTTCTTACTCTTTCCCATCAAAAAATCTCCACAATATTACTGGTATTGGCGGACTCGCCCTGCAGTGGTTCGTTAAACAGTGCGTGCATTGTTGCCCAGGCCAGATCGGCGTGGCTGGCTTCTTCGCTGCGGCTGGCTTCATAGGTCGGGCGGTTGCCACTGGCGGTGGTTGCGCGACGGATTGCCATGAATGACTGCGCAATGTCGGTGTGCCCGGCGTCAAACTCCAGACGGCGGTGGCTGATAATGTCGTAGGCCTTGAGTACCAGGGCGTTTTTAACGTTGGGGTTGTAGACAAACTCCCGGACGGCAGGAAAGAACGCTTTCACGTTCTCGTAAACCCCGTGACCAACGCCGGTTGAGTCGATACCGATATAAGTCACGTTGTACTGTTCGGTAAGTTTTTTGATGGCGTCAGCCTGGGCGCGGAAGTCCATCCCGCGCCACTGGTGACGCTCAAGAATGCGGAACTTACCACCCGGCACGGCTGGCGGTGCCACCACCACGCATCCAGCGCTGTCGCCGTTTTGCGTACCTTTTGCCGGGTCATAACCGATCCACACTTCGCGCCAGCCAAACGGGCGCAGCGCCAGTGCATGAAAGTCGGTCCAGACTTCCCAACTGTCCACCATGCACGCCTGCAGCTCGCTGAGCGGAAACACGGACGCGAGATCGTCCACAAACTCGCACATCAGCAGGTTCTGGTATTCGTCTGGGCTGTACTCCATGCGTAGCTGGTCGAGGTCGAACAGGTTACAGCCGCCGCGCACCGCATCTTCCACGGTGACTATCTGGCGGTATTGCCCGTCTGCGCACAGCAGGCCGGGGGCCAGATTGCTGTGGGACAGGTCGATGTCCACCTTATCGGCTTTGTTGCGCCCACGGTTGAACAGCGCACCGGACCAGAACGGATAAGCACTGTGTGTCAGACTGGATGGCGTGGAAAAATAGGTTTGTCGCCATTTTTTGTGAATAGCCATACCGGAAGCCACTTTGCGCAGCTCCTGGAATTTCGGTATCCAGAAATATTCATCCAGATACAGGTTGCCGTGGTAACTCTGGGCCGTGCGGGCATTGGTGCCGAGGAAGTAAAGCGTGGCCCCGTTAGGAAGCACCATCGGATCGCCTTTCAGCTCCACCTCCACTTCTTTGGCAAAGTCGATGATGTACTGTTTAAAGACGTGGGCCTGAGCCTTGCTGGCAGAAAGGAAAATCTGGTTACGCCCGGTCAGCAGGGCGTCAATCAGGGCTTCACGGGCAAAGTAAAAGGTCGCGCCGATCTGGCGTGACTTCAGCAGGTTGCGGATGCGGTTGGTTTTTCCGGCTTCCCACCAGTGGCGCTGGTAGTTGAACATAGAGGAATGGAAGATTTCTTCCAGTTTCTCAATCTGTTCATCGGTGAAAACATTCTTTTCCGGCTGACGACGTGGGCCTTTGTTGCGGTTGGCAACGTTAGGGTTTAAGTCGGCTTCGTTGCCGCCATTGTTAAACTTGCCGATCCGCGCGTGGCGCTCAGACTGGCGTGCCAGCAGGTCAATTTCTTTGAAATCTTTCCCTTCTTTGTGCTCCTTCATAATGAGCTGGCAGTAGCGTGCGGCGGTGGTGAGCTGCATCTGATCCAGCGGCCCATAGTCACCCCACTTGTCGCGTTTTTTCCAGCTGTGAACGGTTGCAACTTTCTCGCCCAGCATTTCAGCAATGCGGGCGACGCGGTATCCCTGAAAGTACAGCAGCATGGCCTGCCGACGGGGATCGAGATCTGCGGGTGTCAGTGTGGTGTTCATGGCACAAACCTACAGCCTTGAATGAAGGCTTTCCCCGCCTGCGGTTTGTGTGGTTGTCGGTACAAATACCGCGCATTGTTTCACTGCCCCCATCACCGCAACCATAAGGCTCCAGTAAGTTTTTTCTAACGGAGCACGGCTCATGACAGTGAAAGCAAAGCGTTTTCGCATCGGGGTGGAAGGTGCCACCACCGACGGACGCGAAATCCAGCGTGAATGGCTGGAACAGATGGCAGCCAGCTACAACCCGGCGGTGTATACCGCGCTGATTAACCTTGAGCACATCAAGTCTTATCTGCCGGACAGCACCTTTAACCGCTACGGCAAGGTGACTGCGCTGTTTGCTGAAGAAATCACGGAAGGTCCGCTGGCAGGCAAGATGGCGCTGTATGCCGACGTTGAGCCAACGGAGTCCCTGGTGGAACTGGTGAAAAAAGGCCAGAAATTATTCACCTCTATGGAAGTCAGCCCGAAGTTTGCTGATACGGGCAAAGCCTACCTGGTCGGCCTGGCTGCCACTGATGACCCTGCCAGTCTGGGCACTGAAATGCTGACATTCAGCGCCAGTGCAGCCCATAACCCGCTGGCAAACCGCAAGCAGAATCCCGCCAATCTTTTTACCGCTGCAGAGGAAACGGTGATCGAACTGGAAGAAATCCAGGATGACAAACCGTCCCTGTTTGCCCGTGTCACGGCGCTGTTCACCAAAAAAGAGCAGTCCGATGACGCCCGGTTCTCTGATGTGCATAAGGCCGTGGAACTGGTCGCCACTGAGCAGCAGAACCTGAGTGCGCGCACCGAAAAATCCCTGTCTGAGCAGGAAGAACGCCTGTCTGAGCTGGAGACTGCCCTGCAGGCACAGCAGACCGCCTTTAACGAACTGGTGGACAAGCTGAGCCATGAAGACAGCCGCCAGGACTACCGCCAGCGTGCAACAGGCGGTAACGCCCCCGCTGACACTCTGACCAATTGCTGATGGAGCACAAAACCTGATGAAGAAGAATACCCGCTTTGCTTTTAACGCTTACCTGCAGCAGCTGGCGCGTCTGAACGGTGTGGCAGTTGAAGAACTGTCCAGCAAGTTCACCGTGGAGCCGTCTGTACAGCAGACGCTGGAAGACCAGATCCAGCAGTCCGCCGCTTTCCTGACGCTGATTAACGTCACGCCAGTGACTGAGCAGTCCGGTCAGCCGCTGGGGCTGGGTGTTGGCAGCACCATTGCCGGAACCACTGACACCACCGCGAAAGAGCGTGAACCTGTCGATCCGACGCTGATGGTCGATGTGGAATATAAATGCGAGCAGACCAACTTTGACACGGTGCTGACCTACGCGAAGCTGGACCTGTGGGCGAAGTTTCAGGATTTCCAGGTGCGTATCCGTGACGCCATCGTGAAACGTCAGGCACTGGACCGCATCATGATCGGCTTTAACGGCGTGAAGCGTGCGAAAACCTCCAACCGTAGTGAAAACCCGCTACTGCAGGATGTGAACAAAGGCTGGCTGCAGAAAATCCGTGAAGATGCACCGGATCACGTCATGGGCAGCACCACCACGGGCGGTGAAACCACACCGGGTGCGGTGAAAGTCGGGAAAGGTGGCGAATATGCCAACCTGGACGCCGTGGTGATGGATGCCGTTAATGAGCTTATCGACGTGGTCTACCAGGACGATGACGATCTGGTGGTGATTTGCGGGCGTGAACTGCTGTCTGACAAGTATTTCCCGCTGGTCAACAAAGAGCAGGAAAACAGTGAAAAACTGGCTGCCGATATGATCATCAGTCAGAAACGCATGGGTGGCCTGCAGGCGGTGCGTGCGCCGTTCTTCCCGCCGAATGCGCTGCTGATCACCCGTCTGGATAACCTGTCCATCTACTGGCAGGAAGATACCCGCCGCCGTTCAGTTATCGACAACCCGAAACGTGACCGGATTGAAAATTTTGAATCCGTTAACGAAGCCTATGTGGTTGAGGACTATCGCTGCGCTGCACTGGTGGAAAACATCCAGATTGGTGACTTCAGCGCCGCCGCAGCAGAAACCGGAGCGTAATTCATGAGCCTGAGTCCCGCACGGCAGCATCGCCTGCGCGTTCAGGCTGAACAGGCCGCTCGCGAGGGTGGCAGTGTTCGCCACGCGTCGGGCTATGACCTGATGCTGCTGCAACTGGCGGAAGACCGTCGCCGTCTCAAGGGCGTTCAGTCCACGGTAAAAAAAGCGGAAATCAAGGTGGAGCTGCTGCCGAAATATGCTGCCTGGGCGGAGGGCGTTCTGGCTGCCGGAGGCGCTCAACAGGATGACGTGCTGATGTACGTGATGCTGTGGCGCATTGATGCCGGAGATTATACCGGGGCGCTGGAGATCGGGCGTCATGCCCTGCGTCATGGCTGGGTGATGCCGCTGGGTAACCGCAACGTGCAGACCGTGCTGGCAGAGGAAATGGCAGACGCGGCGCAGAGCGCAATGCTTGCCGCCACCGGCTTTGATGCCGCTCTGTTGCTGCAGACGCTGGAGATGACAGACGGTCTGGATATGCCGGATCAGTCACGGGCGCGACTGCATAAAGCCATTGGTGCGGTCCTGAGCGAAAGCAACCCGGCCTCCGCCCTGAACCACCTTACCCATGCGCTGCAACTCGATCCCCGCTGTGGCGTGAAAAAAGACAAACAGCAGCTGGAGCGCAGACTGCGCAATGACAGCCGCTGACAGAACGTGCCCCCGCGCACGGGCGGCACGGGGTGGCGAAAGGCACTGCCACATCAAAACCCCGTCCACCGCCCTCTATTTCAGGAGAAAGCAGCATGAAGTTTGTTGCGCCAGAACAGGCACCGGAACAGGCGGAAATCATCAGAAATACGCCGTTCTGGCCTGATGTGGACCTGTCGGAGTTTCGCAGTGTGATGCGCACTGACGGCACGGTGACGCAGCCGCGTTTAAAGCAGGTTGCGCTGTCGGCAATTTCGGAGGTCAACGCAGAGCTGTATGAGTTTCGCAGACGCCAGCAGATGCTGGGGTATGTCTCGCTGGCAGAGGTTCCGGCGGAACAGCTGGACGGGAAAAGTGAGCGCATTCAGCACTATTTCAACGCGGTTTACTGCTGGGCACGCGCCATGCTCAACGAGCGTTATCAGGACTATGACGCCACGGCATCCGGTGTGAAGCGGGGCGAGGAACTGGCGGAAGCAAGCGGTGATTTGTGGCGTGACGCCCGCTGGGCCATCAGCCGGGTGCAGGATGCGCCGCACTGCACAGTGGAGCTTATCTGATGAAAGTGCGTGCGTATCAGTATGACACGGTGGACGCGCTTTGCTGGCGTCATTACGGGCGCACGCAGGGTGTCACGGAGCAGGTACTGAAGGCAAATCCGGGGCTTGCCGAATACGGCCCCTTTTTACCTCACGGGCTGCAGGTGGAGCTGCCGGACATTCCGACCACCACCACCGTGCAGACCGTCCAGCTATGGGACTGAATTATGACGCTTGAGCGAATCAGCGCCTTTATCACGTACTGCATCGCCGTTGTGCTGGCCTGGCTGGGCGATTTGTCCATCAAGGATGCCTCAACGCTGGGCGGCCTGATGATTGGTGTGCTGATGCTGGCTATCAACTGGTACTACAAACACAAAGCCTACCAGCTTCTGCGCGACGGGCAGATCTCGCGGGAGGACTATGAATCCATCAATCGTTAAACGCTGCCTTGTCGGGGCCGTGCTGGCTATTGCTGCCACGCTGCCGGGGTTTCAGCAGCTTCACACCTCCGTGGAGGGGCTGAAACTGATTGCCGATTACGAAGGCTGTCGTCTGCAGCCGTATCAGTGCAGCGCGGGCGTCTGGACCGACGGCATTGGTAACACGTCAGGCGTCATTCCCGGCAAAACCATTACGGAACGACAGGCAGCAGAAGGACTGATTTCCAACGTGCTGCGTGTGGAGCGGGCGCTGGAAAGGTGTGTGAAACAACAGCCGCCGCAGAAGGTATATGACACTGCGGTGTCGTTTGCCTTCAACGTGGGAACGGGCAATGCCTGCAGTTCCACGCTGGTGAAATTACTCAATCAGCGGCGCTGGGCGGATGCGTGCCGACAGTTGCCGCGCTGGGTTTATGTGAAAGGTGTGTTTAATCAGGGGCTGGATAACCGCCGTGCGCGGGAGATGGCCTGGTGTTTACAGGGAGCAAACTGAAATGAAAAAGAAATTAATCAGCGGGCTGTTTCTGATGTTATGGATGGCGCTGTTAATCGCAGCAATGGTGTATCCCCAGGGGATTTTTCCGGTACTGGCAGCGTCCGGCGTTTGGGTAGCCTGTTTACTGACATGGGCGGTAATTCCGGTAGCACTGGCTGCGTTAATTAAGAATGGCCCGCTCTGGCAGGAGTTGAGGGCATCTTTGCTGAAGGCCATTACCCGAAAAGAAAACGTATTTATCAGCTGGGTGATGCGATTGCTGATTGTCGTAAGTCTCGCCTGGACGGGGTGGGCTATTACCCTGGTCTTTTATCTACTGACCGTTATTGCCTTCTGGATCACCCGTAATCAGATGGCGCAACAGGTAGCAGCATGAACCGGTTGCTGCTGGTTATGCTGGCGTTATTACTGGCGGCGCTGGGCTGGCAGACGTGGCGGCTGGCTGATGCCAGCCAGACCATCAGCACGCAGGCAGACGAGCTGCAGAGCAAAAGCCAGGCACTGGCAAAGAGCAACAGCCAGCTTATCAGCCTGTCCATTCTGACTGAAACCAATAACCGGGAGCAGGCGCGGCTCTATGCCGAAGCAGAACAGACCAGCGCGCTGCTGAGACAACGACAACACCGGATAGAGGAACTGAAACGTGAGAACGAGGATTTACGCCGCTGGGCTGATACTCCTTTGCCTGCTGACATTATCCGGCTGCGGGAACGTCCGACGCTCACCGGAGGTGCAGCTTACCGTCAGTGGTTGTCCGCGAGTGACGCCGTGTCGGCTGGATCAGGCAGCGCCGCGCACTAACGGTGATCTGAACGCGTTGCTGGATGAAACGGAGGCCGCCTGGGCGGTCTGTGCAGACAAAGTGGACATGATTATTGCGTGTCAGGAGCGAAACAGTGAACAAACCACAATCCCTGCGCCACGCCCTCAATAAAGCGGTGCCTTATGTCCGCAATAACCCGGACAAACTGCATCTGTTTGTGGATAACGGTTCGCTGGTTGCCACGGGGGCCAGCTCCATGTCATGGGAGTACCGTTACACCCTGAACGCGGTGATTGAGGATTTCAGCGGGGACCAGAATCTGCTGATGGCCCCGGTTTTGCTGTGGCTGCGGGATAACCAGCCCGATGCCATCAATAATCCGGCGTTACGGGAAAGACTATTCACCTTTGAGGTGGATATTCTGCGCAACGATGTCTGTGATATCAGCCTTAACCTGCAACTGACGGAGCGTGTGCTGGTCAGCACTGACGGCAGTGTGTCGAGCGTTGAAGCTGTAGCAGAACCCGATGAACCTGAAGAAATGTGGACGGTGAAACGTGGCTGAACTGCAGAAGGTGGACGACTGGCTGAGTGCTTTGCTGGCGAATCTGGAGCCAGCCGCCAGAAGCCGCATGATGCGCCAGCTGGCGCAGGAACTGCGCCGGGCACAGCAGCAGAACATCAGGATGCAACGCAATCCTGATGGCAGCAGCTATGAACCGAGGCGAGTAACAGCACGCAGTAAAAAAGGCCGCATCAAACGGCAGATGTTTACAAAACTTCGCACCAAAAAATACCTGAAAACCGCCGCCAGCACGGATTCTGCCAGCGTGCAGTTTGAAGGTAAGGTGCAGCGTATTGCCCGCGTTCACCATTACGGCCTGCGTGATCGCGTCAGTCGCAAAGGACCTGAGGTCCGTTACGCAGAGCGTCGTCTTCTGGGCGTAAATGATGATGTTGAGGCAATGACCCGCGACATGATTCTGCAATGGCTGGCGGGGTGATCTTTGTATCAGCACTGATACAAGTTGCAGCACTGCCGCCTTTCTTCCCCTGATGGCAACCTTTCCCTATGAACGCACAACTAACCGAAATCATGCGCCTTATCACCAATCTGATCCGCATAGGTGTAGTCACCGAAGTGGACCGGGAAAACTGGCTTTGTCGGGTGAAAACGGGCGACCTTGAAACCAACTGGATTAACTGGCTGACGCTGCGCGCGGGTAATGCCCGCACATGGTGGCGACCATCGGAAGGTGAGCAGGTGGTGCTGCTGAGTCTGGGCGGCAATCTGGAAACCGCCTTTGCGTTACCCGCCATCTATTCGAATCAGTTCGCGCCACCGTCGACGTCGGCGGACGCCTGCGTGACAGAACATCCTGACGGTGGCTGGTTTGAATACGAACCCGCCACCGGGCGCTGGTATGTCAGGGGCATCAAATCAATGGTCATTGAGGCCGCTGACAACATCACCATGAAAACCAGTGAGTTTGTGCTGGAGGCTGACCGCACGCGTATTAACAGCGAAGTAGTGATGAATGGTGGTGTTACCCAGGGCGGCGGTGCAATGAGTTCTAACGGAATTGTGGTTGATGCACATCAGCATACTGGCGTCCTGAAAGGCGGCGACACAACCGGAGGCCCGGTATGACGCTTTATAGCGGGATGAACAATACCAGCGGTAAAGCCATTACTGATATTGACCATCTGCGCCAGTCGGTGCGGGACATTCTGCTGACGCCGCAGGGTAGCCGCATTGCTCGCCGTGAATATGGTTCCCTGCTGTCGGCACTGATAGACCAGCCACAAAATCCGGCGTTACGCCTGCAGGTCATGTCGGCAGTGTATGTGGCGCTGAGTCGCTGGGAGCCACGGCTGACGCTGGATTCCATCACCATCAACAGCAATTTTGACGGTTCAATGGTGGTGGAGCTGACCGGGCGGCGGAATAACGGTGTGCCTGTGTCCCTTTCCGTATCAACAGGAGCAGAGAATGGCAGTGATTGACCTTTCGCAGTTACCTGCGCCGCAGATTGTGGATGTGCCGGACTTTGAGACGCTGCTTGCCGAACGCAAGGCAGAATTTGTAGCGCTTCATCCGAAAGATGAGCAGGAAGCAGTGATGCGTACGCTGGAACTGGAATCTGAACCCATTACCAAATTGTTGCAGGAGAACGCTTATCGTGAGTTGCTCCTGCGCCAGCGCATTAACGAAGCCGCGCAGGCGGTGATGGTGGCTTATGCCATAGGGAGCGATCTGGACCAGCTCGCTGCCAATTACAACGTGAAACGCCTGACGGTGACGCCTGCTGATAATGACGCTGTGCCACCCGTTGCTGCTGTGATGGAAAGCGATGAAGCGTTACGCCTGCGTGTGCCTGCGGCTTTTGAAGGGCTTTCGGTTGCGGGGCCAACCGCAGCTTATGAATTTCATGCCCGAAGCGCCGACGGTCGGGTGGCGGATGCCAGTGCAACCAGCCCGGCACCTGCAGAGGTGGTACTGACTGTCCTTAGCCGCGAAGGCGACGGAACAGCAGAAAAAGACCTGCTGGATGTGGTGGAGAACGCCCTGAACAGTGAGAACGTCCGCCCGGTGGCTGACCGTCTGACGGTTCGCAGCGCAGAAATCATACCGTACCGCGTGGAAGCCACCATTTTTCTCTATCCGGGGCCGGAAGCAGAGCCGGTAATGGCAGCGGCAAAAGCCAGCCTGCAGAAGTACATCGCCAGTCAGACGCGTCTTGGTCGGGATATCCGCCGTAGCGCCATCTTTGCTGCCCTGCATGTTGAGGGTGTTCAACGTGTGGAACTGGCTTCTCCGCTGGCGGATGTGGTCCTGAACAAAACACAGGCGGCATCATGTACGCAGTGGAGCGTAACAAACGGAGGAACGGATGAATAGTCTGCTGCCACCGGGTTCAACTTCACTGGAGCGCCGACTGGCGCAGACCTGTAGCGGGATTTCTGATCTGCAGGTGCCGCTGCGTGACTTGTGGAATCCGGCTGCCTGTCCGGTCAGCTTCCTGCCTTATCTCGCCTGGGCGTTCTCTGTGGATCGCTGGGACGAGGGCTGGACAGAAAGCGTCAAACGCCAGGTAGTGAAGGATGCTTTTTATATTCATCAGCATAAAGGAACCACCAGTGCCGTGCGGCGGGTGGTGGAACCGTTCGGATTCCTGATCCGCATTATTGAGTGGTGGCAGACCGGAGAAACACCGGGCACGTTTCGCCTGGATATCGGCGTGCAGGACCAGGGCATCACTGAAGATACCTATCTGGAACTTGAGCGGCTGATAAGCGATGCCAAACCATGTAGCCGTCACATGATCGGCATGTCCATCAATCTGCAGACCAGCGGTCCGCATTGGGTGGGGGCCGCCAGCTATCTTGGCGAAGAAATCACGATCTATCCGTATATCAACGAAACAATTATTTCTGGCGGCACCGCGCATGAAGGCGGGGCGGTCCATGTTATTGACACAATGAGAGTGAATCCATGAGCACAAAATTTTATACCCTGCTGACGGATATTGGCGCGGCGAAACTTGCCAGCGCCGCCGCACTCGGTGTGCCGTTAAAAATTACCCATATGGCGGTAGGCGATGGCGGCGGAACATTACCAACGCCGGATGCAAAGCAGACTGCACTGGTAAATGAGAAACGCCGGGCTGCGCTGAATATGCTCTATATCGACCCGCAAAACAGCAGCCAGATTATTGCTGAACAGGTGATCCCTGAAAACGAGGGTGGTTGGTGGATACGTGAAGTGGGCCTGTTTGATGAATCCGGGGCATTAATTGCCGTGGGCAACTGCCCGGAAAGCTATAAGCCGCAACTGGCTGAAGGCAGCGGGCGCACCCAGACAGTGCGCATGGTGCTGATTACCAGCAGCACGGACAATATCACCCTGAAAATCGACCCTGCTGTCGTGCTGGCAACCCGTCATTATGTAGATCAACAAATAGAAATTCATGAGCAATCGCGCCGCCATCCTTCTGCGTCTTTGACAGAAAAGGGATTTGTACGTCTGTATAGCGGTGTGGAAAGCAATGATGAAACAGTCGCTGCAACGCCAAAAGCAGTGAAAATAGCGATGGATAATGCCAGCGCCAGACTGGCAAAAGACCGCAATGGTTCTGATATTCCCAATCCGGCACTGTTTGTTCAGAATCTGGGATTGAAAACGACTGTTGATAAAGCTGCATCAGCGATTCAGCCAGGAGATTATGGAATTGGCCTGGCTTATCTGAAAACCATGGGAACCAAATCGCAATTTTTTGCTTATGGTACAGCTGTCGGCTATCCAGAAGTGCCAACACATGGTGCTGGTTTCCAGGCCTGTTACAACGACAATCGACGTGCACAGATTTATGTCGCTAATGATGGCAAGATGTACTGTCGATTCAGCATGTTATCGAAAATTGCCGATGATGAAACACCGTGGAATCAGGTGTTCACCAGTGCACATTATCCAGAAGCATCAGTGAGTGTTAAAGGAATGGTGCAACTGGGGAACGATGTAAACAGCGTGTCAGAAAATGTTGCGGCGACATTGAAAGCGGTAAAAATTGCGATGGACAACGCCAGCGCGAGACTGGCAAAGGACCGCAATGGTGCTGATATTCCTGACCCGACTTTGTTTATTCAGAATTTGGGACTTAAACCGACGGTTGATAAGGCTGAAAGTGCTCTGCAACAGGGAGCATACGGAATTGGTGGTAAAAATAACTACGAAATGGGGGAGGTTTCACAGTTTCTTGCATATTCAGGTAATGCAGATGAAGTGCCATCGAATGGTGCAGGTTTTCAGGCTGCGTATAACAAGAACAGACGCGCGCAGATTTTCATCACCGGAGCAGGGGAAATGTATCACCGTTTCAGCGGCTCTGATACGGTTAAAGACAGTACAACGCTATGGCGCCGGGGTGTTTGTGAAGATGAATTTTCATTTGGCAGCAATTATCACCGAATAACTGGCGGTGTGCTGAAGCAGTTTTTTAACAGTTATTTTTCCGGGGAAACTGGTGTGGTGAATAAAAATTATCAGGTGAATTTTCCGACACCATTTGCCCGTCAGTGCTGGTACGTGATCCCTGTTTTCCGTTCGGCACACGGTGGGAGTGTTGAGGGGGTTGCCATTACAACTATTACTGCAACTGGTTTTACTCTGAGCATCACCGGGGATAACGGTGGATGGAATATTGGGTTTATTGCGGAGGGGGTCTGATGAGTTATTTTTACAGTCCATCAAGAAATGCATTTTATAACAGTGAACTGAAATCTGATTATTACGATGCTCTCGATGCGTGGCCGGATGACTGTATTGAGGTAAGTGATGCAGTCTATCAGGAGTTTTATCTTGGTTATCGGGAAGGGTACAAAATGGTTGCAGGTACTGATAACCAGCCATCATGGGAAGAACGTCCACCATTGACCCATGAGGAACAGGTGGAACAGGCAGAAATGATGAAACAGATGCGCATTAATGAGGCTAACAACCTGATTAATGAAAAACAATGGCCATCAAAATTACAGCTTGGCAGGCTGAACGAAATGGAGACAACCAGATTTAATGCGATGCTGGATTATCTTGAGTTACTTGAAAATATTAATGTAAGTGATGCCCCGGATATAGTCTGGCCTTTATCACCAGAAGTCTGAATACATCCCCGCGTCTGCGGGGATTGCTGTATCCGCCGTTGTGCCATTTTTCATACAAACCACATAACGTGCATCCTGCTCGTTTCAACCAGAACATAGGTAGACCCCCTCTACTACCGGAGAGACTGCCTTATGGCTCAGGATTACCACCACGGGGTGCGCGTTGTTGAAGTCAACGAAGGCACCCGATCCATTACCACGGTGAGCACCGCCATCGTGGGTATGGTCTGCACGGGCGATGATGCCGATGCAAAAATGTTTCCTCTTAATAAACCCGTGCTGATCACTGATGTGCTGACTGCCAGCGGTAAAGCGGGTGAGTCCGGTACTCTGGCCCGTTCGCTGGATGCCATCGCTGACCAGGCAAAACCCGTGACCGTTGTTGTGCGTGTGCCGCAGGGTGAAACGGAAGAAGAAACCACGACCAATATCATCGGCGCAGTGACTGCTGAAGGTAAAAAAACAGGCATGAAAGCCCTGTTATCTGCCCAGACACAGCTCGGCGTTAAACCGCGCATTCTCGGCGTGCCAGGTCACGATAACAAAGCCGTTGCTACTGAGTTGCTGAGTGTGGCGCAAAGCCTGCGTGGGTTTGCTTACCTGTCAGCGTATGGCTGCAAGACGGTGCAGGAGGCGATCACTTACCGTGAAAACTTCAGCCAGCGCGAAGGGATGCTGATCTGGCCTGACTTTACGGGCTGGGACACGGTGCTGAATGCCGAAGCAACGGCATATGCCACCGCCCGTGCGCTCGGTCTGCGCGCCAAAATTGATGAGCAGACCGGATGGCACAAAAGCCTGTCCAACGTGGGCGTGAACGGTGTCACCGGAATTTCTGCTGATGTGTTCTGGGATCTGCAGGACCCGGCAACCGATGCAGGTCTTCTGAACCAGAACGACGTCACCACGCTTGTGCGTAAAGACGGTTTCCGCTTCTGGGGTTCCCGCTGCCTGAGTGATGACCCGCTCTTTGCCTTCGAAAACTACACCCGCACGGCGCAGGTGCTGACGGACACAATGGCAGAAGCGCACATGTGGGCAGTGGACAAACCGCTGAACCCGTCGCTGGCCCGCGACATTATCGAAGGTATCCGCGCCAAAATGCGCAACCTGGTCAGTCAGGGCTATCTCATTGGTGGTGATTGCTGGCTGGATGAGTCGGTGAACGACAAAGACACGCTTAAAGCCGGAAAACTCACCATCGACTACGACTACACGCCAGTGCCGCCACTTGAAAATCTGATGCTGCGCCAGCGCATCACCGATCAGTACCTGGTGAATTTCGCCAGCCAGGTCAGCGCGTAAGGGGACAACATGGCTTTACCACGCAAATTAAAACATCTGAACCTGTTTAACGACGGGAACAACTGGCAGGGAATCGTTGAGTCGCTGACGCTGCCGAAATTCACCCGCAAATATGAGAAGTATCGCGGCGGCGGTATGCCGGGGGCGGTGGATGTGGATCTGGGACTGGATGACAGTGCACTGGATACAGAATTTTCCATTGGTGGTACTGAACTGCTGCTGTTTAAGCAGATGGGCAAAGCCACGGTGGATGGCATCCAGCTGCGCTTTACCGGCTCTATCCAGCGTGATGATACCGGGGAAGTGCAGCCCGTGGAGCTTGTGGTGCGTGGACGTCACAAAGAAGTGGATTCCGGTGAGTGGAAGACGGGCGAAAGCAACACCACCAAAGTGACCAGTACCAACAGCTACGCGAAGCTGACCATCAATGGTGAGGTGCTCTATGAAGTGGACCTTATCAACATGGTGGAAATTGTGGACGGTGTGGACCTGATGGAAGCGCACCGCAACGCCCTCGGCCTCTGATGTATCTGAACGGCGCGGGATACCGCGCCAGAACCCAATTCACAGGACAACAAAATGAGCGATAAGCAGACTGAAAAGACCATTCAACTGGATACCCCTATCAAGCGCGGTAAAACAGAAATTACCGAAATTGTGCTGCGTAAACCGCAGTCCGGTGCGCTGCGCGGTACACGCCTGCAGGCCATTATGGATATGGATGTGAACGCGATGATGACCGTGATCCCCCGCATCTCCAGCCCGGCACTGACCGCACAGGAAATTGCAGAGATGGACCCGGCAGATCTCACCGCCATGTCGGTTGAGGTTGTCACTTTTTTGTTGAAGAAGTCGGTGCTTGCCGGTTTACCGACAGCCTGACGGTTGACGATCTGGTGGCAGATATCGCCACCATTTTTCACTGGCCGCCATCCGTTACTGACGTTATGCCGCTGACCGAAGTGCTGGAATGGCGGTATAAAGCGATTCAGAGAAGCGGGGCCAATGATGAGTGATAATAACCTGCGCCTTCAGGTCATTCTTAATGCGGTTGACAAACTCACCCGTCCATTCCGTGCTGCACAGGCCAGTTCGAAAGAGCTGGCTGGCGCAATCAGAAACTCCCGTGACGCATTAAAGCAACTCAATCAGGCGGGTAACAGCCTGGAAAAATTTCGCAAGCTGCAGGCCGATAACAAGAAGTTAGGCGACAGGCTGAACTATGCCAGACAGAAGGCTAATTTGCTTAGCTCTGAGCTGGAGGCGATGGAACAACCATCACAACGGCACCTTGTGGCTTTAGGTCGGCAAACGCTGGCAGTCCAACGCCTGGAAGAACAACAAAAATATTTGCAGAAGCAAACGGCGCTTGTGCGTGCAGAACTGTACCGGGCGGGAATTTCTGCGAAAGATGATGCGGGAGCAACTGCCCGTTTAGCCCGTGAAACATCACGTTATAACCAGGAATTGTCGAAACAGGAGGCGCGCCTGAAGCGACTGGGGGAAGCTCAGCGCAGGATGGATGCGGCGCGTGCCAGTTATGCCCGTTCGCTGGAGGTGCGCGATCGTATTGCAGGAGCCGGAGCCACCACCACGGCTGCAGGGCTGGCAATGGGTGCGCCAGTGATGGCGGCAGTAAAAAGCTATACCAGCATGGAAGATGCCATGAAAGGTGTGGCAAAGCAGGTCAATGGTCTGCGTGACGATAATGGCAATCGCACTGCACGTTTTTATGAAATGCAGGATGCCATCAAGGCTGCCAGCGAACAGTTGCCGATGGAAAACGGTGCGGTGGACTTCGCTGCACTGGTTGAAGGTGGGGCGCGCATGAACGTCGCAAACCCTGACGACAGCTGGGAAGACCAGAAACGTGACCTGCTGGCCTTCGCCAGTACGGCAGCAAAGGCGGCAACAGCCTTTGAGCTGCCAGCGGATGAACTGTCAGAAAGTCTGGGGAAAATCGCCCAGCTCTACAAAATACCTACCCGCAATATTGAACAGCTCGGCGATGCGCTGAACTATCTGGATGATAACGCCATGTCGAAAGGGGCGGACATCATTGATGTGATGCAACGTCTGGGCGGTGTGGCTGACCGTCTGGATTATCGTAAAGCGGCGGCGCTGGGTTCCACCTTCCTGACACTGGGCGCTGCGCCGGAGGTTGCAGCCAGTGCAGCAAACGCGATGGTGCGTGAATTGTCCATTGCCACCATGCAAAGCAAGAGTTTCTTTGAAGGAATGAATCTGCTGAAACTCAATCCTGAAGTGATTGAAAAGCAGATGACGAAGGATGCGATGGGAACTATCCAGCGCGTACTGGAGAAGGTGAACGCACTGCCGCAGGATAAACGTCTGTCTGCCATGACCATGTTGTTTGGTAAAGAGTTTGGCGATGACGCGGCGAAACTGGCAAACAACCTGCCGGAACTGCAGCGCCAGCTAAAACTGACAGCGGGCAATGATGCGCTCGGCTCCATGCAGAAAGAATCCGACATTAACAAGGACTCACTTTCTGCGCAGTGGTTGCTGGTCAAAACCGGAGCGCAGAACACCTTCAGCAGCCTGGGCGAAACGCTGCGCCAGCCGCTGATGGATATTCTGTACACGGTGAAAAACATCACGGGGGCGTTGCGCCGCTGGGTGGAAGCTAACCCGGAACTGACAGGCACACTGATGAAAGTAGCCGCTGTGGTGGCTGCGGTTACCGTAGGCCTCGGCACCTTAGCGGTGGCGCTGGCTGCAGTGCTGGGGCCGCTGGCAGTGATCCGTCTGGGATTCTCTGTGCTGGGTATCAAAACGTTACCTTCCGTTACGGCAGCAGTAACTCGAACCAGCAGCGCGTTGTCCTGGCTGGCTGGCGCACCACTGGCACTGCTGCGACGCGGGCTTGCTTCATCGGGCAACGCCGCAGGTTTACTTACTGCGCCGTTGTCGTCTTTGCGCCGCACGGCATCACTGACGGGAAATGTCCTGAAAACTGTAGCAGGTGCGCCGGTTGCACTTTTGCGGTCTGGATTATCCGGTTTACGTGCTGTTGCTGTGATGTTTATGAATCCTTTGGCGGTACTGCGCGGTGGACTGGTCGCCGCAGGCACGGTGCTGCGAGTACTGGCATCTGGTCCACTGGCGATGCTGCGCGTTGCCCTGTATGCCGTATCTGGTCTGTTAGGTGCTCTGCTCAGTCCGATAGGTCTTGTGGTTACTGCACTGGCGGGCGTGGCGCTGGTTGTCTGGAAATACTGGCAACCCATCACCGCATTTCTTGGTGGCGTGGTGGAAGGATTCAAAGCGGCGGCAGGTCCCGTCAGTGCAGCATTCGAACCGCTTAAGCCCGTGTTCCAGTGGATTGGCGACAAAGTACAGGCGCTGTGGGGCTGGTTTACTGATCTGCTGACGCCCGTTAAGTCGACCTCTGCCGAACTGCAGAGTGCAGCGGCAATGGGGCGGCGATTCGGAGAGGCACTGGCGGAAGGGCTGAATATGGTCATGCATCCGCTGGACTCCCTGAAATCCGGCGTTTCCTGGTTGCTGGAGAAACTTGGCATTGTCAGTAAAGAGGCCGCAAAGGCAAAACTGCCGGAAAGCGTGACGCGTCAGCAACCTGCGACGGTGAATGCAGACGGTAAAGTGATGATGCCATCGGGTGGTTTTCCGTCATGGGGATATGGTTTTGCGGGGATGTATGACAGCGGCGGGTATATCCCGCGCGGGCAGTTTGGCATCGTCGGTGAAAACGGGCCGGAAATTGTTAACGGCCCGGCAAATGTAACCAGCCGGAGAAATACAGCTGCACTGGCTGCCGTTGTCGCCGGAATGATGGGCGTTGCTGCCGCGCCAGCAGAGCTTCCACCGTTGCACCCTTTGGCACTTCCCGCGAAAGGCGGTGAAGCGATGGTGAGTCGCGCAGCCACTGTGCCGCTCGTTCAACAGATTGAGGCACCGACGCAGATCATCATTCAGACGCAGCCAGGACAAAGTGCGCAGGATATTGCGCGGGAGGTGGCACGCCAGCTTGATGAACGTGAACGCAGGCTGAAGGCAAAAGCCAGGAGTAACTACAGCGATCAGGGGGGATACGACGCATGATGATGGTGCTGGGATTGTACGTGTTTATGCTGCGCACCGTTCCGTATGAGGAACTGCAGTATCAACGCAGCTGGCGACATGCGGCAAACAGCCGGGTTAACCGACGCCCGTCAACGCAGTTTCTGGGACCGGATAACGACATGCTGACGCTTTCTGGCGTTCTTATGCCGGAGATAACAGGCGGCAGGCTGTCGTTGCTGGCACTGGAGCAGATGGCAGAACAGGGGAAAGCATGGCCCCTGATTGAAGGCAGCGGCACGATTTACGGCATGTATGTGATTGAGGGACTGAATCAGACTAAAACGGAGTTTTTCCGCGACGGTATGCCGCGCCGGATTGAGTTCACCCTGTCGCTCAAACGAGTGGATGAATCCCTGTCCGATATGTTCGGTGATCTCAGTGCGCAACTGAATAATCTGCAGGAAACGGCAACATCTGCTTTAAGCGATATCAGTAAAACGGTGGGAGGGCTGCTGTCGTGAATTTCAGCTCTGAACTGCTTAACAAGGGCAACAAAACTCCCGCATTCAGCATCAGTATTGAGGGCAGGGATATCACTACTGTGCTGGACAACCGCCTGATGGGGCTTACGCTGACGGATAACCGGGGCTTTGAAGCGGACCAGCTTGATCTGGAGCTGGACGATGCTGACGGAAAAATCGTGCTGCCGCGCCGTGGTGCGGTCATTACGCTGGCGCTGGGCTGGAAGGGGCAGCCGCTTTTCCCGAAAGGGGCATTCACGGTGGACGAGATTGAACACACTGGCGCACCGGACCGCCTGACTATCCGGGCGCGAAGTGCTGATTTTCGGGAAACGCTGAATACCCGCCGTGAAAAGTCGTGGCACAAGACCACGGTCGGGGAAGTGGTGAAGGAAATAGCCGCGCGGCACAAACTGAAGATGGCATTGGGTAAAGACCTGTCAGATAAACCCGTGGAACATATAGACCAGACCAATGAGAGTGACGGCAGTTTTCTGATGCGGCTGGCGCGCCAGTACGGTGCTATTGCGTCGGTGAAAAATGGCAATCTGTTATTCATCCGGCAGGGACAGGGTAAAAGCGCCAGCGGTAAACCACTACCGGTTATCACTATCACACGTAAGGACGGCGACAGTCACCGCTTTACCCTGGCAGATCGCGGAGCCTACACGGGCGTAATTGCCAGCTGGTTGCATACCCGCGAACCCGCGAAGAATGAAAGCACCACGGTGAAGCGTAAGCGCAGGACTAAGAAGCAGAAGAAAGAGCCGGAAGCGAAGCAGGGCGATTACCTGGTGGGTACAGATGAAAACGTGCTGGTACTTAATCGCACCTATGCCAACCGGAGCAACGCCGAACGGGCGGCGAAAATGCAGTGGGAACGCCTGCAACGCGGCGTTGCGTCATTCTCGCTACAACTGGCAGAAGGTCGGGCAGATCTCTACACGGAAATGCCAGTGAAAGTCAGTGGCTTTAAACAGCCGATAGATGATGCGGAATGGACCATTACGACTCTGACGCATACCGTCAGCCCCGATAACGGTTTTACAACCAGTCTGGAGCTTGAAGTGAGGATTGATGATTTCGAAATGGAATGATTCTTCGCAATGGAGAACTTTTAAGTTTGCAAAATGGAATAATGCGGTATCATTATTGTGAATTTAGCAAAAATGGGGAGAACTCGAAAAATGATGATTTGCCCACTGTGTGGAAGTGCCGCCCATACTCGCAGCAGTTTTCAGGTATCTTCATTGACCAAAGAGCGTTACAACCAGTGCCAGAACATTAACTGCAGCCATACTTTTGTTACCCATGAAACTTTTGTTCGTTCGATTGCAACGCCAAAAGAGTCAAATCCGGTTCAGCCGCATCCAATGAAATCAGGACAGGTGGCGCTCTCTCTTTGACTCTGCCGCCATTTTTTCACCATTGCTAAAAACAGTGATTCTAAAAATCATTGTTTTCGAATAAGTGCCTAGCATCCGATAAGGTCGTTTGCTTCAAACTTTGGCAAATGATACTCATTTGCCAAATGTTCGTTATCTTTGTTATTTTTTAAATATTTGTATTTTAATGTATTTTTATCTTCATTGTATGATAATAAAGCTTCCCCGATAGGAACATCACGCCACCCTATTTGAATGCAAAGAAGGATAGTGACCTGCCCTTTATGGTTTAGCTTACCCGAGAATGTAAAGGTGCATTTCTCTTCATCAAGGCTTGTTGATGAACAGTTAGTGATAGTCCCTCCCAAATTGCCGACGACATCTGATGACTCAATTTTTATGCTTATTATATTCTCATTATGGTTGCGAATATCACCAACATTGTTCCAGTTTTTTGAGACTAGAAGCTCAATAATTCTTTTTTTCTTAAGGCGTTTTACTTCCTTTGCCTGTGGTGAGTATAAGAGGTATGCGGGTATGCCTGCTACAATCGTTGCTACAATTGCCAGCACAGCTAATATAATGGTAACCATCTGAAGTCCTTGTTCTTCTGCCGCCATTTTGCCGCCAAAGATAAGTAAAGTAGTTTCTAACTTATTGATTATGGAATGGAAGAATAGCAGGCAACAAAAAACCCATCAACCTTGAACCGAAATGGCGGGGTTGATGGGCTCCACAAAATGGGGACATCAAAGAAAAGCAGTGGCACTAATTAAGACTGATGCCCTGCGGAAAAGTTCTGCGGTTGTGCAAAAAAATTTCATTTTCAGGGCAACTTCAGTTTTATCCTAATCCTGGCCATACCATGACGATGATTGTCCCTGCCAGCGTCAGCAGGACGTTGGCGATTGCATAGGTGCCCGCATAGCCCAGCGCCGGGATGTTACTGCGAGCTGTATCACTGATGATCTCCATTGCCGGCGCGCAGGTACGTGCGCCCATCATTGCGCCGAACAACAGCGCGCGGTTCATTCGCAATACATAAGCACCGAACAAGAAACAGATAACCACGGGCACCAGACTGACAATCAATCCGGCAATCAACATCTGACCGCCAATCGCGCCCAGGCCGTTATTAATACCGCTACCGGCGCTCAGACCAACGCCTGCCATAAACACCATCAAGCCGAACTCTTTCACCATGCTTAATGCACCCTGCGGAATGTAACCGAAGGTCGGGTGGTTAGCACGCATAAAGCCCAGCATAATTCCGGCGAATAACAACCCGGCAGCGTTCCCCATGCCGAAACTGAATGTGCTGAACTGGAAGGTGATCATCCCGATCATCAGCCCAATAACAAAGAAGGCGCAGAATGCCAGCAGGTCAGTGACCTGGCTGTGAATCGAGATAAAGCCGATGCGATCGGCGATGGTTTTTACGCGGCGGGCATCGCCGCTGACTTGTAAAACGTCACCTTTGTTAAGCACGACGTTGTCATCTATCGGCATCTCAATCTGGCTACGAATGACGCGGTTAAGGAAGCAACCGTGATCGGTCAACTTCAGTTGTGCGAGACGTTTACCTACAGCGTTATGGTTTTTAACGACCACTTCTTCAGTGACGATACGCATGTCGAGAAGGTCACGATCGAAAACTTCTTTACCGTTACGGAAGCTGGGATCGAGTCGGGCATGGGCGTCGGGATAGCCTACCAACGCTATTTCATCGCCCATTTGTAGCACGGCATCACCGTCTGGATTTGCCAGAATCCCGTTACGTCGAATACGTTCAATGTAGCAGCCGGTTTGTCGATAAATACCCAGTTCACGCAGATTTTTGCCGTCGGTCCAGGCCACCAGTTCCGGGCCGACGCGATAGGCGCGGATCACCGGTAAATAAACCTTACGGTTGGCATCAGTGTCCAGGCCACGTTCGCGGGCGATTTGCTGGGCGCTGGTCTGTAAGTCCTGATGCTGCAATTTCGGCAAGTAACGCGCACCAACAATCAAACTCACCAGACCGATTAAATAGGTTAAGGCATACCCGAGGCTCAGATTATCCAGTGCCAGTGAGAGCTGCCTGCTTTCCATGCCGGAATGACGCAGTGTATCGCCAGCACCGACCAGAACCGGTGTCGACGTCATAGAGCCTGCTAACATACCGGCCGTCAGGCCAATATCCCAGCCAAACAGCTTACCTAACCCTAAGGCGATCACCAGCGCACTGCCAACCATCACCAGTGCTAACATTAGGTAATTTTTCCCATCGCGAAAAAAAATGGAAAAAAAGTTCGGTCCGGCTTCGACCCCGACGCAGAAAATAAACAGCATAAAGCCAAGATTAAGCGCATCGGTGTTAATGCTGAAATGTTGTTGGCCTAATAACAGCGATACGACTAAAACGCCAATGGAATTACCCAGTTGGATCGAACCAAGTCGTAACTTTCCGAGACATAGCCCAAGCGCGAGGACCACAAATAATAACAGAATGTAATTCCCATTTAACAATTCGGCGACGTTTATATTCACGGAGGCTAACTTCTTGTTTACTAGTAAGCTGTTGAAAGAAATGGTAATTTACGATAATGTTTTTTACCAGAATTCAGGGCGCAGATTCATTCAGCGCACCTAAACGATAGTAAAGTAACAATATATTTTACTAGTGTAATCACATTAGGTATCAACGGCTATATGAATTGCGTTGGCCTATATTAGCATGGAATGCGAAGCGGCTTTATCTTACTGAACGCCACACTGGCGAAAAATGTGTTCGATAGACGCAGTGTCAGGAGGAACGAGTGAAACATAAACAACGTTGGGCGGGGGCAATCTGCTGTTTTGTCCTCTTCATTGTGGTGTGCCTTTTTCTGGCGACGCACATGAAAGGCGCTTTTCGGGCTGCCGGGCATCCTGAAATCGGCTTGCTATTTTTCATTCTTCCTGGAGCAGTCGCCAGCTTCTTTTCACAGCGTAGAGAAGTCCTGAAACCTCTGTTTGGCGCAATGCTGGCGGCACCCTGTTCGATGCTCATTATGCGGCTGTTTTTTTCACCGACGCGCTCATTCTGGCAAGAGCTGGCATGGTTACTAAGCGCGGTGTTCTGGTGTGCGCTGGGGGCACTGTGTTTCTTATTTATCAGTAGTTTGTTTAAACCACAGCACAGAAAAAATCAGTAAAGCCCTCAACGCGAGGGCTTGTCAGACGATCAGGCGTCCAGATTTTCTTTCACCCATGCAGCAAAATCGGTATAGCCGCCGATATGTTGCTGATCGACAAAAATCTGCGGCACGGTTTCTACGGGTTTACCTGCCTTTTGTTGTAGATCTTCTTTAGTGATCCCTTCCGCACGAATATCTACATACTGATACTGAAAATCATCGCGTTCATTGCTCAATTTCTCAGCCAGATCTTTTGCACGCACACAGTAAGGGCAACCCGAACGACCAAAAATAACGGTTTGCAT